AGCAGGCGGGCACCCTTCTTTGGGTTTATTTCAAGCGCGTGCAGTCCATTTTCTAGTTCAATTATAACAGCGACATGGATGCACAGCGGGCCACGGAATACGGCAGCAATGGCGCCATCTTCTGGTGCGCACTCTTCCATGCCGGCTGCTTCTTGTTGATATGCGCGGGTGAATTCTTTTGGCTGGGTATTGCGGATATGGCCGAAAGAAGGCAGTAAGCGCTTCCCGCATTGTTCGTGGCGAACTTCACGAACCAAACCAAAACAATCGTATTTATCAGGTCCGCGAGCGCCGTCTTCGTATGTAGCTGCTAGATAGTGCGTAATCCAATCCATTAGAGGTACTTCAAGCCAGGCGCAAACTCAGTCGTGTACAGCTTCCTAGGCCACATGTAGTTAAGCAAATCCTGAAAACCAGCCTCAATCTGCACAGTAGTACCAGACACATTACCGCCAAGCACCGTCGCATAGAACGGATTCTCAGACGGCTGTGTAAGATCAACGTTTAGATAGCGGCGGAAGGTCAAGCGAATCCGCTGCTCACTCTCAATTGCAGTATCGATAAGCCGCTGAGCTTGTCCGGTTACGTTGTCGATTGCGAAATTAAGAGACTGGTTGCCTTGGTTGCTTTTCTTCGGTAATGCAATAGAGATTGGAGCAGCCATAAATGTCTTGAATACGACACCATCCAAGCCCAATGTCATGTCTTCGAAACCTTTAACGATGTATAGCGATTCAGTCCACGCGTCACAGGCAAGCTCAATAGTGTCAATAATCACTTCTGAGCCTGCCGAAGCATAAACGCGCTCGATTAGAGTGCTCAAGTTCCCTGCCTCCGAGTGCCAGTAGTCTGATTAACTGCGCGTCCAATTTTACCATCGCCCATGATGTCGCCGATGACGATGTCAATAACTTGCTGGCGATCCATGGTCTTTTGCGATTGACTGACTTGCGCGCCGCTGTAGTTATGGATGTTGACGATTGCGCTGCCGCCACCAGAGCCACCAGAAGTTGCGTCTTTGTTGCTGACCACTTCGCCGCGACTGTTCGGCATCATGTACTGACGCCCGTTTGCAGCATTGAATATCTCGGGAGCGCCGGTTTCGTTCACGCGATACATGCCGTTAGCCTGCACTGGGCCACCGAGAGCTTTGCCGCCGAATGTCTTAGCTAGAGCCATGGTTGCGAGCAATGCGGCGCCACCGATCACAGCAGCGCCACCAAACGAGGCGATAGACGACAGGCCAGCAGCAGGAGCCATAGACGCAGCTACAGCGCCACCAGTGGTTGCTGCGGCAGTGGTAGTGGTTGCAGCAATAGTGCCTGTTGCAGTGGTCTGCGCTGCGGTTACAGCGGCGATCCCGCCAACCTCTGCTGCCTTGGTTGCCTGAGTGGCTGCTTGCATGAACACTTGCTGCTTGACGTATTCAACGCCAGCCTGCACGAATGAACCAATTACGGCGTTAAGAACAGTATTCGCAATGCCGCCCATTGCATCCTGCAAACTCATCGTTCCAGAAAGCAGACCGCCAAGTGCCTGGGTGCCAGATGTTGCGAGCGCATCGAATCCTGCAACCATCGCTGCGTTGCCGGCAGATTGAGCGGCAAACCTGTCCATCTCAATCTGCATCATGCGGGCGTTGTAGTCGGTTTCCGCCTGCTCCTTATAGGTCAGATATTCTGTATCGCTAAGCATCTTGGCTTGCTTGAGCGTATCCAGGTCTTTCAGTTGCTTCTCTAGGCCCTGACTGGCGCCGGCAGCAGGATCGATACTGCCAAGAAGTGACTTGTTAGCCTGCACCTGATTCAGATCGTACAGCGCGCCGGCCATGTCGCGTACTTGCTTGACCTGCTCGGCAGTGGCGTACTCGTTAAGACTTAGCTCGGCACGCTGCATCGCAACGTCACGCGCATTCTGTCCTACTGCTGCTAACTCAGCCCCAAGCTTCGAATAGACCTCAATGTTCTGTTCAATGCCACGCCGCTCTTCATTGGCTGCGCGCTTAGCTAGTTGTTCGGCCTGGGTCTTCTCTTTCTTGTTGGTGGCGCCCTCTTGCTTGCGCGCATTTTCTAGATTGTAGATTTCGGCGGCAAGTTTCTGAGCAGCAGCAATCTCTTCAGGCTTAGCGGTAGGCCCAAGCTTTTGTTTGGCTTGAAGCTTGGCGCGCTCAACGCCTACAAGGCGAGTAAGCTCAGCCTCTTTCTGTAGGTCGTCTAATGCCTTTTGCGAGTCAGTCTTTGGCGCATTCTTCGGCGCAGTAATCTTTAGCTTGTCATTCTCTGATTTTTGTTCGGCAACCTTTCGATCTTGAATTGCCTTGATCTGATCGGCGATCAAAGCTAGTTCTTTTTCCGCTGCCTTGCGTGTGGCGCTGCCAGTGAGCGGGTCAGCCAGTTTGGCCTGCAAGTCCACGCGCTTCTGCATGGCAACGGCGAGCTTCTGCTGCTGATCAAGATCACCGGTAGACAACCGAATGCCTGTAGCCACAGCGTCCAGCGCCTTGGCTAGCCCCTGAGACGCGCCAATAGCCTGGTCAATCTTGGAGATTGCAGAGCCCATGGCGTTAACAATGGCGTTAGCAGCGTCACCAGCAGAGCGAGGAACCTTGCTAAATTCAGTGTTTACCTTGCCTGTCTGCTCGTATACAGCAGTCAGCACGCGATCAATAGTCAGCTTGCCGTCAAGCATCTGTTGACGAAGCTCGCCAAATGGAATGCCAAGACCAGAAGCAATCTTGCGACCAAGTTCCGGCATCTGTTCAATGATGCTGTTGAACTCTTCAGCTCGCAGCGTTCCGCCCGCGACAGCCTGGGAGAACTGGCGCAATGCCGCGCTGATCTCTTCGGCGCTAGATCCGCCGATTTTGCCGATCTTCTGGAGAGTGTCGGTCAGGCTAAGCACTTGGTCACGAGTGACTCCAAGGCTCACAAGCGAGGCAGTCAGGCTCTCCCATAGCTTGATGGTCGTCGTTAAATCAGAGCCACCAGCAGATGAAATCTGGATCAGAGCTGCGTAGTTGGTCTTGGCGTCAGCAGCGGTTGCAGACAAACGCTTAACGCGGGATTCCAGAAGCGTGAACTGTTCGCTAAGCTTCTGTAGACTGATTAGAGCCTGAGCACTGACGATGCCAGAGATTGCAGTGGCCAGCGGAGTCATAGCCATCGAGAACTTAGATGCGCCACCAGCAGCAGCATTCATGTCTTTTCCGAGGGTCGAGAATCGCTTAGTCGTGTCCGATGCCGCTTTATCGGTTTTTGCGATATTTCTTTGCAGTTCGTCCAGTTTCTTTGTTACTACATCAGAACCCTTGACAAGTCCTGCTGTTTCCACATCAACTTCGTAGACTATGGAACCAAGGCTGGTAGTCATTTTTTCACCTGATACTGACGCAATCTGTTAATTTCTGCGAGGCGCGACATTGCATCGTCGTGCTCTTCTGGAGGTGGCAGGGTGTCTGGTTTGCCGAATTTCGATTGCATGGCTCCGGTAAATTCGGTCATGGTCATTTGCCACGCTTCAGCGCTGGACAAGCCAAGATGAGCGACAGCTTGCGCGACGAAATCTCTAGCCTTGAACTCTGGAACGTACTCGGCCTTTGGTTTCTCGATTAAGCGTCCCTCAGGTTTCAGCCCCACAATCCCGTGCCGCATGAGAGAGCGCGCAATGTGGACCATGTCTTGCGATGGCATGGCGCCAGGAACGAACGACCCCCACTTGCTGCCCATATGCCCAAGCAGTGGCGTCACATCATCAGAGCAGCAGGCCACAAGCACGTCGTACGCCGTAGACATAACCTCGCGCTCCCACGCTCGATAAGCAGGCACAGGCCAGATAGGATTTAGCTTTGGGCCGGAAAATAGAAGACTGAATTTCTCCACAATCCCTGCGGGCGATCCTAGAGAATCCATGGCGGCGAGGGATGGCCGAAAAATAAAGTCGGAATCGCCAAAACTAACCCCAACCTCACCAATGCTGACGATTGCGCGCATGATTTGCGTCCATAAATATATCCAATATTTTAGCACGAGGGTATTGACGAAATAATCAGCAGGGATATACTCGGCAAAACCTAACAATTCAAGGATAAGAAAATGCTCACTTTAATGCTGGTGATTGGCCTGTGTTCTGACGTTGGCTGCGATTACATGGATGTGACTAGTCGATTCCCTGTAGAAACCGATGCGGACTGCTTTGTGATGGCTGATTACCTAAAC